GGGAGATAATATGTTTAAAAAATGGGAATTAATAAAGGAAAATCAGGAAAGAATAATGGAAAGATATTATCCTTTAACTTGTATAACTATAATTGAACGTGTTATAGTAGACATCTATCGAAAGAAAAAACTTAATGGCATTTGGAAATATAAATATGTAGTTAAGGAGACAATAAAATGAACAAATACGAAAAAGCATGTAAGGAGTTTTTGAAGGGTTGTTCTATCGCCGGGCCTAATTCAGCCGGTAGCAAAACTAATCAAGAAGATTGTCCCGAATGCCTTAAAGCTTTCTGCGATCATATCAGGAATCTAAAAAAGCAAGAAGACAAAAATATTGAGATAATGGCATTGTGGGAATCCTTAGATGAAGACATACGAGAGCATATAGAAGATATAAATATTATTAAAAATCATGTAGATAAATGGAATAAACATTCCCCTGAAGGTTTCAAACTGAAATATCCATGGGATATATCTGAAAGGAAAAATAAATGAACGAGAATAATATTAATTAAAAAGGAAAATAAATGACCCTTCCAAATAGAGAACTACTCAGAGTAGATGAAGTAGCTGATTATCTACGAGTTACAAATAGAACCATCTATAGATGGATCAGTTTAGGCGAACTTGAAGCAAAAAAAGTTAAAACACGGATCAGAATATCAAGAAATAGCGTATTAAAGATAGAAAAATCCACATTAGAGTAATTCTGCGACACTGATAGTCACCCGTTCTTTCCTTTTTCTATTTTTTCATGCAAAAATTAGGCATGAAAATACTAGATATCTTCAAAAATACAATAAAATATATGAAATCCCGGATCGAAGCGGTTAAAAACGCATTTGATATCCGGGTTTTGTTTTTTATCGGCGGTCTTATACTTTTTGGCTATGGGCTATGGTTGTTTAGGCCATGGGTCGGGTTTGCTGTGTCTGGATTTGTATTAATGTCAATAGGTTATCTGATGAAGGATAAGACCTTATGAGTTTTTTATCTCGATTGCCTAGACCAAAGGCCATTAATACCAATGTAGAAAAGTTGATCCGTGAATATTTTGGAGGTAATTCCACCACATCCGGGATATCAGTTAATTCAACGACAGCCATGCGCCAGATGACTGTCAATAATTGCGTAAGGGTGCTTTATAATTGCGTATCCCAAATGCCTTGTCAGTTAATGGAAGAAACTGAGAGCGGGATAACGAAAAAAGCTTTAAATCATTCACTCTACAATGTCATAGGGAAAAGACCCAACAAGTGGATGAATAGGCCACAGTTTTGGGGATTGGCTATAGTTCATATTTGTTTTAGGGGTAATTTTTACGCTTTTAAGGTGAAAGTAAGAGATGAGGTAAGGGAACTTTTACCTATCCACCCCGATAGAGTGATGGAAGTTAAGCAAAATTCAGACTGGTCTTTGACATATAGGATATCGTCTGCTGATAACTGGGATGGGAAAAAAGTTGGGCCAGGTAGAGAATATAGGGATTATTCTCAAGATGAAATTTTTCATATCAGGGGCATGTCTTTTGATGGAATTACGGGCGTTAATCCTATTGAATATGCAAGGGAATGTATAGCAATAGGTCTTTCTAGTGAACAATTTTTGGGACAATATTTTGGGAAGGGACTGCATCCTGGAGCAGTTGTTACCCATCCTAATAGTTTAAAAAATCCACAAGACCGTGCAGCGGCTATAAATGCTGCATACTCTGGACTTGATAAATCTCATGGGGTAATGATTCTTGAGGCCGGGGAAACCATAGCTTGGCCTGCCATTAAATTAGTTGATGCCCAATTTCTTGAGCAAATGAGATTCACTGAGGCTCAGATAGCTGGAATGTACGGAGTCCCATTGATGCTGATCAATGGGGGGGATAATCCTGAGACATATGCAAGCGCAAGTGAATTCAAGCGATTCTTTGTTGATACGACCGTGTCTTCAATTGCTGTTAATTTTGAATCAACCTCCGATATGAGTTTACTGAAAGAGGAGGATCAAAACAGATATTATGCTAAATTTAATCTTAATTCATTATTGAGGGGGAACCCCAAGGAAAGATCTGAATTTTATAAGGAACTTATTAACTGTGAGGTCATGAACCCGAATGAAGCCAGGTCTCTTGAAGATTGGAATCCCTATTTTGGTGGAGAAATTTATAAAACTCGGACTTCAACGACAAAACAAGATTCCGGTGCATCATCCGGTGATGGAGGAAAGAAATGAACCCGTTAGCATATCGAAACGAATGGAACGCCATGCTTATTTCGGCAAGGTACAAAAAGCCTCTTGATAAGCCCGATTGGTACAAAGTTGAAAATGTTTCCGACGAAGAGGCAAGTATTTTACTTTACGATTATGTGGGATGGCCTTTTAATTCTGCTCTTGATTTTGTAAAGGCTCTTTCTGACATGAAACAGCCTAAAATAACGATCAGGATCAATTCTCCTGGCGGAGACGTGTGGGACGCAAACGCCATCTTTAACGCGATAAAATCTCATCCTTCCAAGCCAATCACAAGGATTGAGGCTATAGCGGCGTCAGCAGCTTCCTACATCGCTGTGGCTGGCTCACAGAAGCAAGCTTACAAAAATTCAATCATCATGATTCATGAACCACGAGTTTATGTAGGAGTCAATCAATATGAACTTGATGATACAAAAGAATTGCTTATGCAAGTAAGCGACATGCTTATTGATATGTATGCTGATAATACGAGTGTTGGCAAGCGTGAAATTAAAGCGATGATGAAGGGTGATGATAAGAAAGATGGAACTTGGATGAATGCCAAAGTTGCCAAGGAAAAAGGGTTTATTGATTCCATTATCGAGGCGGGCAAGCCAATAGCTGCAACTGAGTATTTCTCCATCTTTAACAATCTTCCTGATGAATTTAAAGGTGAAGTGGGGAAAAAGGTATTAACAGAACGAGAGATTGAAAGGGGAATACGGGATGTGTTCAACCTTTCTGAGAATAAAGCCAAGGCCATAATTGCGGGATGCAGGAAAGCTGATGGTGAGGATGATTCAAAGGAACTAAAGGAAATATTGGCGGCGGCAAGAAAGTTGGCGGACGCCATAAAATAACTTCAAAATTTAACGGAGGATAATGAAATGTCTGAAATAAGTGAGTTAAAGGATGCAATAGAAGCCAAAGGCAGAGCGTGGGAAGAATTGAAAGCCACTGTAGCCTCTCTCCAGGCTGAAGTTAAATCTGGTAAAGGTGATCCTATTGTTGCTGATAAAATTGATAAGATCAATGCTGATATCACAGCACAAAACAATGAAAAAACAAGGCTCGAAGCCCGGTTGACTTCTCTTGAAAATGCTCTGGCCCGGCAAGAATTTAAGGGCGGGGGTGCTCAGACCGATAAGGTGAAGACCGAACACAAGGCCGCTTTTGAAAAATGGTTCAGGAAGGGCGGCGAAGGAAACATGGAGGCTGTCAAGCAGCTTCAGATGCAGGCTGGACTTTCAACCCTGTCTGATCCCGATGGTGGCTATCTGGTAGCACCCCCAGAGTTTGATCAGGCTATCGACCGAGTGGCTGGTACGATTTCCATTATGAGGCGTCTTGCTACAGTGCGTCCCATCGGAACAAACGAGTTCAAGAAGCTTGTTAATCAGGGTGGAGCGACTTCCGGATGGGTAGCTGAAAAGGAAACCCGTTCCGAAACTGATACTCCTACCCTTAAAGAAATTGCGATCAATACCAGAGAAGTCTATGCCGAACCGGGATGTACACAGCTTGCCTTAGACGATACTACAATGGATCTGGCCTCTTGGCTGGCCGATGAAGTCACGATTGAGTTTTCGGAAGAGGAAGGGGCAGCCTTTGTCTCTGGTGATGGCGTTGCTAAACCTCACGGTATCGCAGGATACACCTTCGTTGCTAATGCTTCTTATGTATTCGGAAAGGTAGGGTACATCACTAGCGGTCATGCGACACTGCTCAATAATGCCGACAAACTGGTTGACCTTCAACATTCTTTAAAATCCGTCTATCGCAACGGCGCACTGTGGCTCATGAATGACACTACTTGCGGGAAAATCCGACTCCTGAAAGACGGTGATGGCAATTATTTATGGCGTCCGGGCCTTGAGACTGGCAAATCCGACACGCTACTTGGAAAGCCGTGCGAATACGACGATAACCTGGATGACATCGGTGCAGGAAAATATCCGCTGTTCTTTGGAAACTTCAAGAGGGCTTACCTGATTATCGACAGAATAGGAATCCGTATTCTCCGCGATCCGTATACCTCGAAAGGAAACGTCCTTTTTTATTGTACGAAGAGGGTAGGCGGTGGAATTGTCATGTTTGAGGCGTTAAAGGCGCTCAAGGTATCTGCATAATAAACAATAGGGGTGGATTTTCCCGCCCCTCATTACCATAGGAGGTAAATTACAAATGAAAGACCTTTACAATAACATCGAAGCTATTTCGATTCTCGACCCGATTACGGTCAGTGCAACGGCAACCTATGATGACATCGACTTGCAGGGATTCAACTCTGCCGTCCTTTTGATCCACATGGGGCTTGATGCCGCACTTGACGGCTCAAACTACTATACGTTCACCCTCTATGACAGTGCTGATGGGACTACTTATGCTGTCGTTGAGACGGCTGATGTTCTTGGAGCTGGAACCATTACAAGTGGCGTTATTCTTACCGTTGATTCGACCACGGAAGATAATACGCTTTATAAGCGCGGTTATGTCGGCGGAAAGCGGTATTTGCGCCTTGTTGTCACTGAAACCGGAACACTGTCTGGCCCGATGACAATAACGCTGATTAAGGGCGACCCTGAGATTGCGCCGGTTGCTTAACACCGTTCCTTAAATGGATAGGCGAGTAGGGCTTCTCCGGCCTTACTCGCCGTAACTAACGGAGAATGGAGGATTTAGAAATGACAACAGATAATACATATCAGCCAAAGACATATCGGAAAGACGGGGGCGATACTATAGTAATCGCCGATGGTGGAAGAATTCTCGATGAACGCAATACGGGAAAGATTTACGTTGATCCCCAGGGTAGTGACTCCCTGGGTGATGGGAGTTTGTTTTCACCAGTAAAGACATTAATCGCAGCTTGTGCTCTTGTAACTACGGCTCGAAAAAATATAATTATGCGTGGCGGAGATTATGATGAAGCCGCCGCAGTGGTCTGGCCTGATGTTAATGGAGTTGTCCTTGAAGGAATCGATGGAGATGTTGTTATTTCCTCATCGGCCAGCATAACGCATATTATTGGCCTCGATCCTGCTGCCGCTTCGGCTACATGGGAGGCAACTCTTAAAAATATAGAGATAGACCATGGCGATATAGTCGGATTGCAAGTTAATAATACGTCAGTTGGGAAAAGGATTAACTTATATCTTAAGAATTTTTCTGCAAGTGCTGGTTCTGGATCTTCTATTGATATAAATAGGAGTGGTGCGGCTGGAGATGCGATTAGGGTTTATGCCGAAGGAACTGGTCAACTGATTGAAGGGCTTGTAACGGTTATAACTGAAAGCACGGATGATAGGTTTAGATTTAAAGGTTATCGTCTTATAGGCGGGCTCACAGTTGTTGGTG